CAGCAGCCGTTCTTATTATGAAGGGTGCCGGTATCAATGTCGAACAGGAACAGAGCAAGTGTTCCCTCGAACTCGACGGCGAGACCGTCAACGGTACTCTTGATGTTATCATTGATGACAAGGTGTGGGACATCAAGTCTACAAGCCCATGGTCATTTGAGAACAAGTTCTCGGGACGGGGTGGCTATGATGCTATCAAAGAGGATGATCCCTTTGGTTACATCATGCAGGGGTTCCTTTACTCAGAGTCAAAGGGAATGCCGTTTGGTGGCTGGATTGCTATCAACAAGTCAAGCGGTGAGTGGGACTTTGTTGAGGCTCCAGATGATCAGGAAGAAGATCGTGCGGAGTATTTGGCGGAAGCAGCCAGACGTGTAAATGCGATTGTCACGGATGCAAAGTTCAAAGTACCCTTTACCTCTGTTCCAGAAACGTACACAGAAAAGGGTGTCAAGCATGAAACGGGCAATCGCCTGATGCCTAAGACCTGCACCTTCTGTTCGTTCAAAGAGAACTGTTGGAAGAATGCAGAGTACCACCCACGGATCACATCCAAAGCAAAGAACCCACCAATGACGTGGTACACAAAGCTGGTGACAAAGGAGAGATGATATGCCCGTCCTTTACACCAACGGCTACGACCTCAAATTACTGGGCTTAAACCCGCAGCTTCGACACCTGTACATTGACAATCAAGAAAGCAAGGGCGGCGAACCCGCACTGGTTATGGTGCGTAATATAGAGGGTTCGCTGCCTTTAACTTTGCGAGAGAACTACACCGAGTCCGGCTATCTAACTTCTGCTACAGAGGCTAGGGACATCGTTCGTATTGAAGATGAGTTTCAACAAATCAACCACTACTTACGTATGGGAGAGACTGTATGTATTCCGACGATTCTCTTAAACGAGGAACTGTCGCGTTTAAAAAAGTATACACCAAAAGTAGAACAGTATCTGCTAAAAAGGCTGAACTTAATAAAGGGAACATTTCCCTTGCAAGGGTAGAACGATCCATGAAATTTAGGTCACAATTTGAATCCAACATAGCCCGCAAACTTGTCGAGCGTGGAATCTCCTTCGAGTATGAAAAGCAGCGGGTAGTCTATATACCAAAGCCGCGAACCTATACTCCGGACTTTTACTTTCCCGAGACGGATGTGTATGTGGAAACCAAGGGCTACCTTGATAAGGGCGACAGGGTCAAGATGATACTGGTCAAGGAACAGAATCCTGACATGGATATTAGATTTGTATTCATCAGGGCGTCTAATAAGATTTACAAAGGTTCCAAAACAACGTACGGTTCTTGGGCTACGAAGCACGGCTTCCAGTGGGCCGAGGGTTCTATCCCAGAGGAGTGGTGTACAAATGGATGACAGTGAAGTACAGAGTACGCTTGAACGCGCCAGCCTGTTAAAGGATCGGTGGTATCTTGTCTTCAGGCAGGGTGATGATGATGAGCATGTGTCTATGGCTGCGTACGACACGACTGAAGAGGATGAAGATGACGAATACATACCCGCTGGTGTGATAATCCTGACCGGGCTTGTCGAGTTGATGGAGTCTGACTTTGATCGTGTGATGGCAGCAGGTCTTGCCCGACTAAAGTTCGAAACGACAAAAGTAGAATACGAGGAAGAGACCTCTAATGGTGTGGAAGTAAACCACGTGCCCGACACTAACATTGTTAAGATTGATTTTGGAAAGAAGCAATGATCAGAGAAAACTGGAACATAAACAACTACCAGATGCAGGCTCGTAAGTTTGCTATATACCCTGAGCGAATGAAGATAGTATATCCCGCTCTGGGCCTAGCTGGTGAGGCTGGCGAGGTTGCTGACAAGGTTAAGAAGATATATCGCGATGGACGCGATGAAGCCGAGTTTAAGGGGGAGATAGCCAAAGAGATAGGGGATGTTCTGTGGTACTGTGCGGCCCTTGCAGATGATCTGGGCTTTACCCTGCAGCAGATTGCAGAGATGAACATCTACAAGTTGAAGTCGCGCATGGCACAGGGTAATATACATGGTGATGGTGACAACAGATGAGACACGAGGAATACATGCGCATACGCAACGAAGATTACTTGGGAGAGAAGAGCAAGGATGCCGATAACGTCAACCACCCGCCACACTACAATCAGGCAGGTATTGAATGCCTCGACGCAATCGCAGCGGCGACAGGCGACGGCTTCGAACATTACCTGCAGGGAAACATTCTCAAGTACCTCTGGAGATACAGATACAAAAACGGACTGGAAGACCTTAAAAAAGCCCAGTTCTACTTAAATAAACTTATTGAGGAGAAAAGCCGTGGATAACATGCTGCCCACACCCTATCAACAATTCATTCACAAGTCCCGCTATGCTCGTTGGCTCGACAGCGAACAGCGCAGAGAGAACTGGGATGAGACCGTTAATCGTTACACAAGCTTCATGCGTAACCACGTTAAAAGTAAGCATAATTTCGACATCTCCAATGACGATATTCTTGACATTGAACAGGCCATTATTGGTCAAGAGATTATGCCTTCCATGCGTGGTATGATGACTGCGGGTCCGGCCTTAGAGCGAGACAGTATATGTGGCTACAACTGTAGCTATATTCCGGTGGACAGCCCCCGCTCGTTCGATGAATGCATGTACATCCTGATGTGTGGCACAGGTGTGGGCTTTTCTGTCGAGCGTGAGAACGTGGACAAGTTGCCTGTAATCAGCGATGCCATGCACCGCACAGACACTGTAATTAAGGTCGGTGACTCCAAGCCGGGATGGGCCAAGTCGTTGCGCGAGTTGATTGCGCTGCTGTATGCTGGGCAGGTTCCAGCGTGGGACTTGTCAGATGTACGTGCATCGGGCGAACGCCTCAAGACTATGGGAGGTCGTGCATCTGGTCCCGGTCCTCTTAACGATCTGTTCGTATTCACAGTTGAACTGTTCACGAAGGCACAGGGGCGTCGTCTCTTTCCGATTGAGTGTCACGACTTGATGTGCAAGATAGGCGAGATCGTAGTGGTTGGCGGCGTTCGTCGCTCTGCCCTTATCTCACTCAGCAACCTGAACGATGATCAGATGGCACACGCCAAGTCAGGAGAGTGGTACGATTATGAAAAACAACGTGCGCTGGCTAATAACTCTGTTGCCTACAAGGGCAAGCCAGAGATGGGTACATTCATGCGCGAGTGGCTGTCCCTGTACGACTCCAAGTCAGGAGAACGGGGCGTGTTCAATCGGCAGGCTGCAGACAAACAAGTAGCCCGCAACGGACGCCGCGAGGTTGGTTACATGTGGGGTACAAACCCCTGCTCTGAGATCATCCTTCGCCCGTATCAGTTCTGCAACCTGTCAGAGGTGGTCGTGAGGGAGTCCGACACGCTGGAGTCCCTTAAAAGCAAGGTGCGCCTTGCAACCATCTTGGGAACCCTGCAGTCAACTCTAACCGATTTCAAATATTTGAGGAAGGTATGGAAAGACAACACAGAAGAAGAACGCTTATTGGGCGTATCCTTGACTGGTATAATGGATCACTCAGTTTTATCGAAAACCGTCGATTCCCGTCGATGGCTCGAAGAAATGAAACAAGTCGCTATCGATACCAATCAACAGTATGCCCAGATGCTTGGAATCCCACAGTCCGCTGCCATCACTTGTGTAAAGCCATCGGGCACTGTGTCTCAACTCGTAGACGCCGCTAGTGGTATCCACGCCCGTCACAATGACTACTATATTCGCACAGTTCGCGGAGATAACAAAGACCCCCTGACACAGTTTCTCAAAGAGCAGGGTGTGTATAGTGAAGCTGACATCACCAAGCCGGACTCTACCACAGTCTTTTCATTTGCCATGAGGGCACCCGAGGGTGCCGTTACCCGCGATGCCATGACAGCTATTGAGCAGCTTGAACTGTGGAAGACGTATGCTATACACTGGTGTGAACACAAACCGTCTGTTACCATCACTGTTAAAGAGCATGAGTGGATGGGAGTTGGTGCGTGGGTGTATGAAAACTTTGATGTGGCATCCGGCGTGTCCTTCCTACCTC